AGTATTCAACTGTATATTCAAATAGAATAAAAGTATTATTTTTAAATTTTTTAGATTTTATTTTATTGTCAATAAAGAATTGAGTTGAGTCAGAGATATAATGTATTTCGTCGTTAGGTAGAATATTTTGTAATTGAGTATAAGTCATTTTATTTTATTTATTTATTATATTATCGAGTTGTATTAGTATTATAGTTCGAAAGTGTATATTTGTTTATTAGTTAAATATGTCAGTATGTCACTGCGCAATGTGTCATTGTGTCATACTAGTTTATATTTATAATAGTGTTTATTTAATAATTTAGTTAAATCTTTTATTTGTAATTTATTTAATGAATGTGTAAATATTAATTTGTTATTAAGTATTATAAAATTATAATGTAAGTTATTAATAATTAATGATGAAATTAATTGAGTTTGATATTTATTAGTTATTAGTTGCATTGTTTTGTTTATTATATTATCAAAGTGAAGTCGTATTAACTTTCGCTATATATAAAAGTCAAAATATAGGTAAAAAGGTGGAACCCGGGTAAAAAAGTTGAATTTTTCTAGAGTTTGGCATGGTTTTTGTGGAGGGGGGACGCCGACTCTCGTATTATTTAACACTTTTCTGAAATATCTTCCCCCTTATGATATTATACTACGTATAATATCTAGATAGGAGTAAGGTATTATATAATAGATATACTATATTACACAGCTATTTGTAAATTTACCTGTTTTTGTGTGAGTATATACTATGTATACTAAAAATAAAAATATGGCAATAATTTCTTCATACCCGTTAGCTACGCCAGACGTAGATGATTATGTAGTTGGCACAAAACTACAAACACAAGGGTCAAATATAAACCCTACTAAAAACTTTACAATAAGAGAAGTTGTAGAGGTAGGAGTAGGTAGTGCTCCAAAGGCTGTTGATAATGCAGATGCGTTAGCACAAGGCCTAACTCCTGGACAATTATATATAACAGATGGTAGCGGCGCAGCACCATTAAATGTAGCCGGAATATTAATGGTAGTAATGCCTTAATCACTAAAGACAGCATATGGCAATAATATACTCTTACCCTAAAATAACATCTTTAGATACTAATGATAGATTTATTATTAGTAAAATGGATCAAGATAATAACCCAACAAAATCCTTATCTTTTGGTGATTTAGTTAATCAGATCTTACCTTTAGTACCGCCTAGTCCTCCACCAGCAGGAACAGTAAGCGGTACAGGAACTACTAATTATATAATGAAATGGACAGATGGTCCAAATAGTATAGCTGGTGATAGTAACCTTTTTAACAGTACTACACATATACAAAGTGAAGTTGATTTTGTTTTGAAACCAGATGGAGCAGGTCCTAGCGCTGGTAGTGTTAATTTAGATTTTAACGGAATTGATGATTTAGGTGCGGAAATAGTAGGAGCTAGAATATTTACAACAGACAGTACTATTAACCCATCGGGTCAAGACCTATATATACAAAATGCATCGGATGCAGGAACATTAGGTACTAATATATTTGTAGATGCTTTTGGTTTCGTTGGTTTAGGAACAACATCACCATTAGCAAACTTACATGTAGCTAATGATTTAAGAGTAGGTACAACTTTAGTAGTAGGTTCAAATGTAACGTTTAGTGACTATGGTTCTGGTACTAAAACTGGAACATCTACATATAATCTAGCTGTCGATGCTAGTGGTCAAGTAATAGAAGAAACTAGCTCAGCACCTGTATTTGACGCTACAAACTCTGAAGCAAGTCCGAATATTGTATTAGGTGCAAGCGCTCTTGCTGCAGCTGGAGGATCTGATGGTATATTTATAGGAAATAGCTTTGGTACAGCAAGTGGAAGTAGTGGACAAATAAACATTGGACAAGGAAACGATACTACTGGGACTGAAAACTTGCAAATTGGTCATCAAAATACGCAAACTGGTAATGGAGCTTTTAGTATTGTTATAGGAACTCAAAACGATATGGCTGGAAATACTGCAGCAGCTATCGGTAGACAAAATACAATGGGTACGACAGGTACGTACACTTTTGGTAGAAACAATTCATCTAGTTTTACTGGAGGTGTAAGTTCTAGCGGATTAATGAATCTTTCAATAGGAGAAGGGAATGAATTAGATATTGATAAAGGACTTGCTGTTGGATTTGCAAATGACATAACCGGCTCATATGGTTGGACAATTGGTGGTGGTAACGAAACTGTTGTTATTGGTTCTAGAACAACTATGTCTTTATTAGGTCCAAATAGAAGCTCTACCACAGGGCCAAGAGTTATTATAGCTACTGGAGAATTTATAGGTGCAGGTCCAGAAAACAAAAAAAATAGTGTAGAATATTACACACCTACCGCGTCAACATCAGGAGTATATCACCCTGCTTTATATAATTCAGCTAGTTATGCAGATGATGCAGCTGCTGCTGCAGGTGGTGTAGATTTAGGTGAATTATACAGAAATGGAAGTGTAATACAAATAAGAATGAGTTAATTATGGCAGTAGAAGTAACAATAAAACAATCTTTTGATCCAGATATTATAATATGTAATGTTTCTGGTAATGAAAATAAAAATATAAACGCTAGTGAAGTTGTATATTATAAAACATCGGCTTCTCAAACAGATGAAGAAGCTGTTTTAGCTTTAAAAACTATGATAGAAAACGACGAAGAGCCAAAATAGTGTAAAAATTTAATTTAATGAGTAATAATATAAGAGAAGACGGTGGAAGTAGTAAGTTAAAATATAATAGAAGAGACTGGGATCAAATATGTAAAAGATATTTTAAAAAATCTAATTTCGATATTGAAAACTTTCACGGAGACGTTTTATATATTGGCATGGGCAATGCTTATGGCCCAAGAAATCAGTCTAAAAATGTAAAAACTACTACAATTTTAGAAAAATACCCAGAAATAATAAAAAAATATAACGATCCATCACAAGACTGGAACGTAATTCAAGGTTGTGCTTACGATTATGATTTTAAAAATCAAAAATTTGATATAATAATGATTGATATTTTTGCAAAATTTATTTATTTATATGAATATAATAAATTATTAAATAAATACGAAAAACATTTAAAAGACAACGGTAGAATTTTAACAATAAAAACATTAAATTTTAAAAAATAGTAATATGTACGGATATATTAGGCAACCTGATGGTGTTTTAAAACCAATACAATTAAACGGTATTAAAAATATTTTTAGAGAAGGAAATTCAATAAATATAGTTTATTTTCAAGTAGGATCAACTCCATTAGAAATACCTAGAGTAGATCAAGGCTATTATTATATGAATCAAGTTGTTAAAACTTGTGTAGATGATCCTAGTGCACCTGGAAACTTTAAAACAGATTTATATACATTATCTAGCACTGATTTTGTAAATGGAGATGTAAAAATTTCATTTGGAAATACTCATTTAGATATTTTAGAAGTTTTCACAAAATGGATGAATTCTATTTTATCAGGTGTAGTTCATGCTACTAGTGATGTAACATTAAATGATTATTCTCCATCTCTTAAAGTTGGCTACGTATTTAGCGCAGAATCTTCTTTACCAACTGTATTAGCTTATAGAGTTCCAGAAGGAGATGATCCATGTGAAGCTGTTCCTACAATTCAAGAGTCAGAAGAATGTGTTGTTGCATCAGACTTAACAATAAATGCTACTCCACCTGTTCATACTAGTATTTTTAAAACTATTTGGAACGAAACAGATAAGACATTAAATTTAGAACCTTTATTAGATGGTCAATATATTTTATGGCAATGGATTGCTGCAGAACAATGCGAAGATCCACTAGAATTTAGCTGTCAACAACCATGTGCTAGTGAAGGCGGCGCTTCGCCACCTACATATAGAAACGCTATTGCTAGCGACCCTGGTCAAGTATTAACTACGGTTTTTGGAGGCGCAATAAATGGTTATACTATATGTGAAGCTAATATACAACAAATATTTACATCTGATAGAACTTCTTATACTCCTGATCCATTAAGTCCAAATGATCCAGGAGCTGGTACTCCTGTAGCTAATCCTACTGGTGGTATGGCTTATGCTATTCAAGATCCTGGATGTTGTGGTTATCTAACAGGAGGTGTTTGGCCTACAGCTAGTGCTCCAGACATTCAAGGTGTTGCATTAAATGTTGGTAATATTTATAATAGTTCAGATTTTAGAATAAGACAAACTGGTAGTGTTACTTGGCCTAATGCTAATAATCTTAACGGAGCTCAAATTTCTGGAACTGAAAGTGAAATAGGAACACGTTTTTGTGATCAAGTTGATACAAATGTTTATGCTCAAGAAATAGTTATTCCATCAATAATTTCTACAAATGGTCAAGATAATAATCCTAGTGAAACAGATTATAATACAAAACCTATTATAAATCCTACATTTGGTAAATCAAGTGTATATCCTTTTAGTATTGGTTTAGCTGTTCATGGCGGTACGCCTGATACAATTGTTCCACAAATAGGAATTTCAGGTATTAATATGAATGTTTTAACAATTGAAGCTGGAACATATACTTTGGCTAATGGAAATCCAAACCCTGAGTTTTTAATAATGAATGGTGTTCCTACATGTTATGAGAGCGCTGAAGGTGGTTTATATAGATTAGATGAAAGTCTTTCACAATCAAAACTAGCTGGCACAACAAATCCAGATAGTACATATGTAGGAGATACTAATCCAATATTTTGGAAAGATGGAGCTCCAGATAGCAACCTATCAGGTGGAAACGCATGGATAACTATAAAAGGTATAAACATGAGACCATTGTGGAGAATTGGCGGTAGTACTTGGCAGCAAGCTTTTAGAGAAAGCTTTGGTCCTCAATTTAGTGGAACAAACACACATACAAAACTAGTAGAAGCTGGTATTATTCCACAAGGTGAAGCAGGTTTTGGTGCTATATCTGAACTTGTAAGTAATAACCTAAGAATGTGGCAAAGATCAATCGCAACAAACCCAAAAGGAGAGGTAACAACAACTGATTGGACATTATATAGCCCTGCTACTACAACCGCGTCTGGTTTATTACCATTAATGACTAATGATACTTATCAAGAGACCGGTGGACCTCCGCCATGGGATGATAGAAATACAGCTACTGATGTAGTAACAATTCCAATATTAATACCAGAAACAGATCCAAAGCTTCTAGCTGCTGGATTTACTCATAGAGCTTTTGGCGCTGGAAGTATGAATGATACTACAACAGACTGGAGTCAAGGTCCTCAAGATTCAACTGAAGAAAATGAATTTAGAATAAGAGGTGTTGGTATGCGTCAATCAATGAACCCACCATATTCATGGCAAGTTGCTCCAATAATACAACCAAACCAAACAGGTAACTGTAGTTAAAAAAAATAAAAATGAAACATACATATATAAAAATATACAATCAAGCAAGACAAGAAGTAGGATTACCAGGACCAAGTCCTGAAGAAGCAGCTGTTGCTGAAGATCAGGCGCGCTCTATTATTGAACTAGCTAGATCAACCATGGGAGAATTAGCTGATGGAAATCCTAATGGATCAAATTATATTTCAAATAGTCCTTTTTGGAAATTTCCATATAATTGCGCTCCAGACTCAGATCCGTGGTTATATCCAATAAGCGCTGAAAATGGTTTGTTTTTTACAGATTTAACTGGACCTGGTTTTAGTGACGAGCAATCACCATGCGGCGGCGGCCCACTAGAAGAAGCATTTCCAATGGAGGCTTAAAATATAAAATTAAAAATTAAAAATTATGGGACATTTCGAAGAATTAATATTTATAAACCCTATCATAGAACTTAATGATCAAGTGGAAACACTATATAATTTAGTTAATCAAGGCACAGAAACAGTAACACCTCAATATTTAAATTTATTAAATTGCAATAGTGTTACTAGTATATTTAGAACTATAAACACTGCTGCTCCAATTGACCAAAAAGGTGGAGTTACTTTGGACACATTAATAACACCTACTCTTACAATTGAGTTCTCTGAACCTGGACCACCATTAATTTTAAATTTTAATATATGGCCAGAGTTTACAAATGAAACTCAGGAGGCTAAACTTCAAATAATTGAAAACAGTACTAAATTTTGGGGATATACTACAACAGGGTATCAACCAGAAGATGCTGAATTTTGGGATCAAGTACGGTTGTCGCAAGAAAGAGCAGCGGTACAATTAGAAAATGATTTAATGGAGGCAATGAGAAAAGGAAGACAAGGAACTCAAGCAGTTCATGAATTTATTCCTAAACCAGGTATATTTTTATCAGCTTCAAAAAATACAGAATCAGCACTAGTTACACCAGGTGGTGAAGTACCAGAAGGACCTGAAGGTGGAGATTTCCCAGAAGAAATAATAATGAAAGAAGCATAACATACCCTGCTCGGGTAGAGCAATAAACCAAATATAAACTTAAAACCAAAAACTATGACGTTTTATTACCAGACTAGATCGTGGAATAGTCAACCACAAATTTCAGAAGAAACCATTAAC